AATTTCTTAATTTTCTTTTCAAGATTATCCGTTTTCCCAATTCTATATAGGTCTCCTACCCTAATAAGATAAACATATCCCGACATTTGCGTTGTAAAATTAATGCTGCTGTCATTAATTCATGGGGATCTAGTTTCTTTCCAGCAGCTCCACCACCACCAAACTCAGCAGTTTTTTCTAATTGTCTTATACCAAATGGGTTTGCTCCCTTAACATCAGACTGAAAAATGAATGGTTTAGCACTACCTTTAAAATGATTGTGTATGGATTCTGGATTATCTGATTTAAGAATTCTAAGAGAAGACTCATCTTTAAATTTAAGCATCTCAAGACCACCCTTATCCATTTTAAAGGGTTCACTATTCTCCATCTTTTTGATAATCATGTGGTATCTTTCCTTACCTGTCATCTCACCACTATAAAATGGTTTTAATATTTCATTTGCAGTTAGGGCAGCCATCTATACCAGTTTTTAGATATTTATTAGTATATATTTCTCTTTAAAAATTCTGTTGTTGTTGGATACTGTAATACTTTTTTAGTCAATTCCTTATCTTCCTGTAGGATTTTATCTTTTAAGTCTTTATAATAATTTCTATCTCCCATTCTGTCTATAAAAGCTGGAGAATGTGGACTATATCCATTACCAGCAAGTATAAAAGATAACCCACCGTTTGCTTTCTTATTTGAAAAATCTCTATCACCTGTAACCATTTCTATTGCTCTACCACAACTGTATTGATCCCAAGGATAGTCTATATCTGTAACATATTTCCAGTATTCTGTATCAGATTTATGAGAAGTAGCATAGTGCATGTCTATGAATGTCTTTGAGTTATCCAATTCAGTGGCACAGGCATGATTGAACACCTCTCTATCGAATGAATTTGGTGATAGATGTGTAGACAATGATTCTAATAACCTAAAAACGTTGGTCACTATAGATGCCAAACCTGTTGCCTCCAGTGGTTCAATGAATCCAAAAGAAAGGCCTACAGATGCAACATTTTTTACCCATGCCTTCTCATATCTACCTGTTCTAAACTCTACACCCTTTGTTGGTTCTACTCCATACCTATCAATAAATTCTTTATCTACTCTCTCTGATGTAGTAAATTTCAAACTATGTACATATCCAACAGACATACCGTCCCAAAGAGGTATTTCATAACACCATCCATTATTCATGGTCACATTGTTAGTGTAACTAGTAAGTTGTTTGTTTTTGTCAGTGTAAGGTATCTTTGCAGCAATTGCTCTGTGATTTATAAGGGTATCTGCATAGGATTTGTATGGAACTCCCATAACTTTACCCAGTAATTCAGAGTGAAACCCAGTACAATCTACAAATAGATCTGCTTCATGTGTTCCATTCTCACATTTTATAGATGTTATATTACCATCATCGCCTTTTTCAGCACGGATATACTTATCATCAACAAATTCCACACCATTTTCTACACATACATCATAAAATACTTTTGCCAATTTTTCTGTATCAAAATGATATGCTGTTAGTTCATTAAAATCCCACCCATCTTTTGTGAATCTATTTAATTCAGCAAACCTAGAATGATATCTATGAAACCTAGAAAACTGATTGTACTTTATCTCTGGAAATAGATGAGTAAGTATGAAAAAATCTGATACATCATCTCCTGTCAAATCCCCAAAGGGATAGAAGAAATCTGCATCAGACCATCCTTCAAATTTTATATTAGTTTTATAGGTTGCATTGCATTTAGGCATCCAATCCTTGTCTCTTAATCTAAGAAACTGAAATACATCATTGATTGCCAGTTGAGTTGATTCACCTACTCCTATTCTTCCGATACTAGAAGAATATACACATTTTATCTTTATGTTCTTGAAATACTCTGAGAGAATGGCAGCTGTTACAAAACCAGATGTGCCACCTCCTAGTATACAAATACTAGAGATCACCTTGTTGTCTGTTTTCGGAGTGGTGTACATCAAAACTTCCGCCTGGATACCTCTTCTCTAATTTTTCTACATTCATTTCAATGATTTCATCAAAGGTTGTATCAAGTGCCATACAAGCCTGTGCAATATACCAACAAATATCACCAAGTTCTCTCTTCATATGGAAGATATTCTCTTCATTATATGGTTTACCTTGTAGTAATATCTTCTTTACTATCTCAGTAAACTCACCAGACTCAGCGGTCAACCCCAGTGCAGCAGTCAGAAGATGTGAAACATCTGCCTTATTTGCAACAAGTTCATTTATTCTCGCTTGTAGAATATCAGAATCTTGACTAGGAGCACTTGTCACTCCATAGACAAACTCAATATATTTTTTAGTGTCAACTGTCATTAGAATTTTAAACCAGCAAATTTGTTTTTAATTTTTTTAGTTTCTTCTTTATTATCATATTCTATGTCCTGTCCACTGTCAATAATATCATTTTGAGCACTCTGTTCTACATCATATAGTTTCATCTTTGCACGATCAATACCAATCACAAATCTCTTGTTCATAGTTGGATCATTGTATCTATTCTTTAATTGTTTAACCATGATCTGATTTACCTCCTCAAGTTCCTCCGTACTAATAAGAGCGAACATAAGATCAGCAGTGGCAGGGAGACCAAAGGATTCTGACGTATCAGTAAGGTCAATGTCACTACTACTAAAACCAGAACGAGTCGTCTGAGTAGCGGAGACGAGTGGTACATTAAACTCAACTGCAAGACCACGGAGCTCTTCCGCAATCGACTTAACCATGGTGTACGAATTGACCGACGCATTTCTAAACCTCTGCGATGTACAAATATTTAGATAGTCTATGAATATTATCTCTGGTCTGAATGCTTTCTTTAATGCCAGATCATTTAAGAGTGCTCGGAAGTGACCCGCATGTGCTGACGCAGTGGGGTACTCTTTTACTATGAGTTTACCTTGTGTCTTCTTAGATAAGTCTGTGATCTTATTCTCAAACATTATCTTAGGTAACTGTGATAGTGTTTGTATGTCTACGTTGAGGAGGTTTGCGTCAATTCGTTCAGCAATTTTCTCTTCTGCCATCTCCATTGTAATGTAGAGAACGTTCCGTCCTTGGAGCAACACGGAGCTAGCGACGTGGCACATGAATAGAGACTTCCCGACACCTGTACCAGCCAGTGCGATGTTAAGAGTCTTATTAGGTAACCCACCTTTTGTAATTTTATTAAAGAAGTCGAGATCAAAGGGTACTTTGGTTTCAACTCTGTGATAACTGTCGTATCTTTCTTCGTAGTCATCTATGTAATCGTGTCCTATATGGTTGTCAAACGATACAGCTAGAGCATCAGATAATATGCTAGGGATAGCACCCGCGTCCTTCTTCTGGTCACTACCATCCGCTATCTTGATACTCTCCATGAGGGCAAGATAGATCGCACGGTCTTGACACCACTTCTCAGTAGTATCAACTAACCAATCTAGTTCGGTTGTCTCCTTATCAAACGACTCTAATGTCTGTGTAATCTGCTTGAATTGATCATCACTAAGTGAGGTAATCTTACTTACTTCAATGGTAAGGGCTTCAACTGTAGGGACAGCAGAATACTTTACGAAGTATTTATTAGTTACGTCGAATATAACTTGATCTGTTTTGTCTTCAAAATATTCCTGTTTAATGAACGGAAGAACTTTCCGAGGGTACTCCTCAGTTAACAGTAAGTTCTTCAGTATCAGTGTTTCCACCTTCATAGATTTCTTCTTCAATAAAAAAGTTAAATGATATAGTTGACCTCAATTTAGAGGACTTGTTCATGGGAGCAGCATGCTCTAACCATGATGGAAAGATAATCATATCACCTTCCTGTACCCATGGCACAAGAGTGTTAGATGTGATACCCGCTGTGGCAAGCAAGGTCTCACATGGGTGATAGAAGTTGGTTGCCTTGTGTTCATTCGGATCGAAGTGAACATAGTATACACCAGACCACTGACCTGGTGAATGGATATGTTTTTCTTGCCAGTGTTGGGTCTCATATACATTTAACCACATGTCTGTCAAGATCATATTACCATAAGATTTTGATTCTGTCTGGAACTCATCCAGTACAGGAGTGAAAGCATCTAGACACTCTCCTATAGGGAACGTACCTGTACCATAGGAGGTGAATAGATCACAGTTCCATTGATCAGGTGTACCACTCTTAAATTTATATTCTTTATAATACTCGTCTACTCTGTCTTTAATTGCTTGTTGTTCATCTAGATGATAGCGGTAGAGGAGTGTAGGGAATGCTTCTATCTTCATGTTCCGTATTTAAACTCCTGTCCTGCTGCCCAGTCAAGTTTCTCCATTA